CGGGCCGTGGCCGCTGCGGGTGCGCGGCCGGTCAGGTGGACTCAGGCGGGCTCGGTCTCGGCGGCGTGCTTGGCGGACTGCCTCTCGAGGTGGGCCTTGTAGTCGTCGCGCCACTTCTGCGGGTTGTGGCCGGCCTTCTCGGCTTCGTCCCACGCCCATTCGCCGATCTCGCCGGACTCCAGTTGCTCGTCGGCGTCCGCGATCGTGGCCCGCAGCAGGTCCGGGTCGGCCTTCTCCAGCGCCTTCAGCAGCCGGTACGCCATCCACGCCCTACCACCTGCTAGGGCGTAGGCGGCCAGGGCGCCCGGGTCGCTGGTGGCCAGGCCGAAGATGTCGCTGGTGGAGCGAAGTACCTGCTGCAGGAGGTCGGCTGCCGTGTCGGGGATGGCGTTCTCCCGCTCGGCCATTTCCTCCGGCTCGTAGGGGTGGAGAGTGTCTGCCTGCTCGACCTTGCCGTCACCCGGCCCGAGGCTGTCGGCCCAGGCTGAGTGGTCGAGACTGATCGTGTTCTCGCCCTTGACACGGACGGGCATCTGCAGGCCGATGAACTCACGGCCGATGAAGACGATCGGCTTCGCGGGTCCGGCCTGCCAGGTGTGGAGCATGCGCCCCGCGTGCTCCCAGCGGCTGAGGAACATCGAGTCGATTCCGCTGTACGGTGCCTGGCCCGCTTCCTCTTCGAGTGCGGTGCGGATCATGCCGCGCCACTCAGGGAACGTGAGAGGTTCGACCGGAAGAGTCAGCTTGGCGCCGTCGCTGTCGAAGGTGACAGCGCTGGTCTCCGGCGTGATGTGGACGTACTTTTCGCCGTTGAGGCTGTCGATCCATGCGGTGAGGGCAGGCAGGTCGCCCATGCGGATGGTGAGCGCCCAGGCGGGGTCGCTGCTGCGGGTGGCCTGTCGGGCGACGGCGAAGGTGTACCTGTCGGTTGCGACGGCGTGCAGGTGGCGGCCGTCGTAGTCGAGCCGAATGCCCTGGATGGCGGCGTAGCCGGAGTGGCGGCCGATGTGCGGCTCTACCTTCCGGATTAGTTCGCCGAGGTTGTAGGCGGTGAGGGTGGTCGTGGTGGTCACTGCTGCTCCTTCTGGGATGCTGGTGGTGCGCCCGCCGAATTCGCCTCGGCGGGCGTCCTACGTGGTGCGCCGGGTCGGGGGCCGGTTCCATCCGCCGGCCCGGCGGGCTTGGGGCTAGCCGTCGTGGCGGCTGCGGATCCAGCGGCTGACGTTCTCGCCGGCGAAGAGGAGGAACACGGTCGAGGCGCAGATCACGGCGGGCGCGATGAGGCTCATGCGATGACCCCGCAGTCCATGTCCTCGAGCTGCCGTTCGCGGATGGCGAGCTTGGCCTGCAGCTCGGCGATCTCGGCGGCCTGTTCGACGATGAGCCCACGGAGCTGACGCACGTCCTGCCCCAGTTGGTAGGGGGTGAGCTGGTTAGGGACGGGGGTGTTCCACGAGTAGGTGCATCCGTCGACGACGGCGCGGTGGCTCCAGCCGTGCCCGTACCGTTCGGTGCAGAGCACGTTGCGGTGCCCGGCGTGCCGGTCGTTGCAGTAGCCGTCCGGCGGCGGGATCTGAAGGTCGTGCCATGCCCCGTCGTGGTGGTCCTCAGTGACGTAGGTGCCCATGGACCGCTGGTAGCGCATCCGGTTGCCGGTGTGCGGGTGCCAGGCTTCATGCCAGTTCTCGCGGTGGCCGCGCGGGAGGACGCACTGCGTGGGGATGTTCCAGTGGACGGAGATGCAGCGGTTCTTGTCGGTCAGGTTCGGCTCGATTTCAGGCATGGGTGGTCCCCCAGAGGTGGTGGCCGAGCCAGATGAGGCCGGCTGAGATGGCGGTGGCGGCGAGGACGCCGAGCGGGTTGAGGAGGCGGGTCACTGGGCACCGCCGGTGCGGAGTTCGTAGTCGGCGTAGGACTCGACGTAGCCGGCGGCGACAGTGGCCGCGAAGTCGGCGGCGTGCTGCTCGTCGACGGGCTCACGGTCGACCAGGCCCAGGGCCCGGAGCAGCGGCCCGCCAACCTCGGCGGGTATCACCGGCAGCGCGGTCAGCAACTCGGACACGACCGTCTCGACGCGGGTCACGACGTGGCCTCGGGGGCCTTGTGGACGGTGAACTTGCCGTCGGGGTGGCGGACGAGCCAGTCACCCCAGAAGGCGACGACGTGGTTGGGGCGCTCACCGACGCGGAGACCGACGACTTGCAGCTTGCCGTCGACGTTCTGCCAGTAGCCCTTGGTGAAGACCCACGGCCGCAGGCGGTCGATCACGTCCGCAACGCGGGCGAAGCTTCGCGGGGTGAGCTTCCACGTCTGGCAGCCGGCGGCCTCGAGCTCGACGAGCGGTCGGCAGTGGCCGCACTCGGCCCGGACGTCGGTCAGGTTCCCGCGAGCGTCCACGTCACGGTTGTCGACATCGCCGAGGAGCTGGCCGCAGCCGTTGCAGGCGCGCTTCAGGGTGAAGGTGGTGACCTTCTTGCCCTGCTCGTTGACCGTGATGCGGTCCGGGGTGTTGATGCGGGCGCTCATGCCTGGCCTCCGGCCTGGTGGTGGGCGTTCCATGCCTGGGTGTTGGCGGCGATCCGCTGGGCGAGCCACGCCTCCCACGTCGGGTCGCCGGACTCGGTGGTGCACAGCTCGGGGTGGCGGAGGAGGCGGAGAGCTTCGCCGTCGGCGATGACCTCCTGCTCGTTGCCGCAAGCGGCGTGCCGGGCCTGCGACTCACAGAGGACTGCCTCCGGGGTGACCACCGGCAGCGGCACGTCGAGACGCTCAATCGGGGCCGCCATCACCGGTCACCCGCCTTGGGGACCTTGCGTCCGAGCTCGAGGATTCGGGCGTCCGCGCACATGAGCTCGGCGTGCCAGTAGTCCCGGTGTCCGGCTGTCTGCTTCAACTCGGCGCGGAGGCGGTCGATCTCTGTGGCCTGCGCGTCGATCTGCTGCTGGAGGATTTGCTCCGAGGCGTGCGCTGCTCGGTTGTCCTGGCGGAGGCGGTCGATCTCGGCGGCCTGCTCGGCGACCAGCGCCTCCAGCGTGCGGGTGTGCAGCAGGAGTTCGCGGACCTCGGCAACCAGGGCGGGCACGTCGGTGCGGGCGGCGGCCACGAACGCGGCGTCGGCTCGGTCCTGCTCCATCGTTGTTGCGCCGCGGCAGGTCTCGCCGATCCAGTCGGAGATGCCGGGCACGTACTCGGCGCCCTGGTAGATCTCCCAGGAGTCGGTGCTCCACGGGCCGGGGGTCGCGGCGTTCGCGCGGGCCTCGATGGCGGCGAGCCACTGCTCACCGGTGGGCTGGGGTGCGGCCTGCTCGCTCATGCCGCACCTCCGGCGCGGACCATGAGGCGCGGGTCGTAGGCGGCGAGGACCTTGTTCGCACGAGCCAGGTCGCCGAGCGCGTACTCGCGGGCCTCGCGGCTGAACGGGGTGCGGCTCAGCCGGACCCGGTACGCGGCCTGCTCTGCGGCGATCTCCGCCCGCAGGACGTTCTCCGGGATGCAGTCGCCGATCAGGATCGCGACAGCGTCAGGGATAGGAACAGGGATGGGGATGCTGGATGATGAAGGCATCGATCTGCCCTTCTCTTCTGGATGGTGGGGGTGGGTCGTAGGCCCCGGTCGTCGGTGTGTGAGAGCCCGACTGCTGGGGCCGTTTGCCGCTCTAGGCGGCGGACTTGAGCTGGCGGGTCTTGCGGCGGGGCCGGCGGGGGCCGGACCGGCCGTCGACCTTGTTGCGGTGGATTTCCGTGATAGCGGCGAGGTCCGAGTCGCTGAACTTCAGCTGTCCGGCGAGGCGGTGGCAGGGCCAGCCGAGCTTGTTGACGCCGTCGCGCAGCCACTTCTGGCCGCGCTTGTCATCGGGGTCCTTCGGGTCGGAGAGGCCGAGGCGGTCGCAGGCCTGCTTGACCCCGTAGAAGTGCTCGAGGATGGGCTTAGCCGGGGCCTGGGGGGTGGCCATGTCAGTCCTTTCGGTGGGGCTCCTGCTGGTCGAGGAGCCGGGTGTCGTGAAGCTGCACGTCGAGGGCGGTGCGGAGCGCCTTGTACGTGGGGGGTGTGAGGTTCTGCCGCGCTCTGGTCTCGAGCTGGCTCAGGTAGGGCCGGCTTATCCGGGCGGCGGCAGCGCACTCGGCTTGCGTCATGCCGAGCTCCTTACGGCGTGTGCGGATTGCCGCCCCTTTCACCAGGTAGGTGGTGGCTGGGGGTTCTTCCATGCACTGAATCTAGCGACTCTCGATAGAGGAATCTATAGGTACTAGGCGGTAACTTCTAGAGATCTCTAGTTACCTCTATACATCGCTACGTTAGGCACTGGTCAGAGGTCAAGAACAGGCCACGACCGCAACCCCTGCTAGCGGTAGCTAGATGTAGCTGGGATACTCCGCGGTATGGCTGCCCTTACCGACCACACCGCTCGCCAGCTGAAACTGCTGGCTGCGCTGGTGACGCAGCGCCGACGCGCGCTCGGCTTCTCCAGCAAGGAGAAGGCCGCGGAGGCGTGCGGGCTCTCCCATGTGCCGTACCGCAACGTCGAGGGCGGCAGGCCTGTAAGCGACGCGACCTACGCGAAGATCGAGACCCGGTTCGAGTTCGAGCCGGACTCGTGCCAGGCAGTTCTCGACGGCGCGGACTCCATCAAGCTGACCGACGGCACCGAGCTGATCGCGGGCGGGCAGATCAGCCGCCCCTCATTCGACGAGATGACGGACGCACTAAAACAGGCCATCACGTCCGCCGCCCGCCTGACGGCGCCGAACCTGACGCTTGGCCAGACTGACGACCTGACGGAGCAGGTTGTGAAGGAGCTGCAAAGGCGCGGAATCCTGCCTTCAGGCTCATGATCTGCACAAACTTCCGTACAACCATTTCGCCGTAACCTGACTGTGACCTTCCGGTCCTGGGAAACTTTCAACTAACACCTGCCATATACGTGTTCGACGTGTCACGCTTTGAGACACCTGGAGGGGTTCTCCGCGAGTAGACAGGGGGGACCTATGAGCACAGTTGTCGAACTAGATCTCGGAGCCGGGCACGAGGCCCACGTCTTTAAGATCAACGGCGAGACGGTGTGTGTCCTGAGCCCCAACGTGGCCACCGACACGCGTATTCAGGAACGCGTCCGGCGGCTCGTGCGGGGTGAAGGACTGGAGTGTCGAGAGTGCCGCGGCTGCATCGTGGGCACGGCAAAGTAGTCGACGCTCCATCAGCGGAGTCGGGCGGCAGGGGTGCCCGCCGGCTTCCGCGAACCCCAACTACTCACGCTCAGGGAGCCCCATGCCCTACCCAGAGAAGCGCGGCAACAAGTGGCGGGTCCGCTGGGACAGCGGACGCATCAACCCGGAGACGGGCAAGAAGGTCTACGACAGTTGCTCAGGCTTCACCAGCCGCGCCGAGGCCTACGCCTACGGACTGGACCGGGAATCCGACGTCCGCAACGACAGGTACATCAGCCGCCGTGACGGCTCCGTCCTCATGAAGGACTACGTGAAGGACTGGCTCGACGGCATCGACGTCGGGCACCTGAGAGAGCGTCAATGCCGATCCATGGCCAGGCTGTACATCGTCCCCCGCTGGGGCGAGACGACCGTGGGCGACATCAAGCCCTCCGCCTACCGGGCCTGGGAGAAGGAACTCCGCGGCCGGCCGAACGTCGGAGACGACTACGCTCGCGAGATCCTCGGCCTGTTCGCCATGATGATGGAGGACGCCGTCGACGACGAGCTGCGCAAGGCCTCCCCCGTCAGTCACAAGCGGCGCCGCGGCAAGTACAAGAAGAAGCCGCGGGAGAAGAAGACCGACATGCGCATCGAGGACGTGCACCAGCTCGCCCTCAATGCCCTGACGTTCTGGGGCTTTCCGGGCTATGTGTTCGTGTGGACGATGGCGATGACCGGGATGCGGCCGGCGGAGCTGTACGCGCTGCGCAAGGAGTACTGCCACCCCGCCTGGCCCACGGCCGATCCGGACGAGGAGCGGCGCGAGGAGAGCCTGGCCCGCTACCGCGACGGGGACGAGGTCATGCCGGCGATCCGGGTGCAGTACCAGCACCAGTGGAAAGACAGCGTGCTGACGCTGCTGCCGCCGAAGTACGACAGCTATCGCACGCTGGTCATCCCGCCGTTCCTGGCGGAGCTTCTCGAGGCGCTGTGCGCGTCGCACGAGTCTGAGTGGGTGTTCCCCTCAATCAATGGCGGGCCGCTGGCGAAGGCGAACTTCACCTACCACTACTGGAGGAAGATCGCCGACGGGCAGGAGCCGCGGGAGCAGCGCCGCGGAGGGTGGCGCCCGCTGCCCGGCTGGCCGGCCGTGAAGTCGTACAAGGGCAAGCGGCTGTACCTGCTCCGACACGGGCACAAGGAGTGGTGTGACGAAGGCGGGGCCCGCAGGGTGGCGGTGGAGGGCCGTATGGGTCACGAGCTGCCTGGCGTCGAGGGTGTCTACAGCAACGTGACAAGCGCCATGGAGCGCGAGATCATGGACTTGCTGCAGCTGAAGTGGCAGCGGCACATCGTGACGTTGAGCACAGACTGGGGGGCAACTTCTCCCAGTCCTCTCCCAGTTGATCTTTCGGTCTGGATGAAGACGCAGATCACAGAGGCGGAGAAGGTGCTCCGGCGAACTGGTTCATGAAATTCATCACTACGAAGAGCTTCATGCCGTTCGTGATCTACCGGATTCTGCTCGGAATCCTGCTGTACATCCTGGTGGGGACGGATGTGCTGAGCCCGCACGCGGGTGAGTCGGGGGGCTGAGCGAGCCGTTCGGCCGCTATCGCCGGTTCGATTTGGCTAGAGGTTTCTGGAGTTATCTAGAGACGTTTCGAGCCCAATCGAGGTGATCGTCTCCCATTTTTCTCCCAGTCTCCCAGTGGGAGGTTGGACCAGGGTGGGGCTGCCACCTGGAGGGGCGGACTGGTGCCCCACCCTGGCCAACCTGTTCAACGGCCGCCGCGTGCGGGTGGCACGGCCGACCGCCCCCGCCGATGGGACGAGGTTGCTCGCCGCCTGGCGGGGCAGAAGAGTGGACCGCCCGCCCGCCGCTAATGGGGTGCGCGGCAGACGGGCGGCCGTCGGCGACTCGGGCCGGCCGTTCAGCCCGGTCGGTCTGGTGACCGGCCCGCTACTCATTGAATCTGCTTCCGGCATATGTCGAAAGGCTGGAGGCGGTACCGGTTCGAACTAATGTTCGCGCGAAGCGACCATGATCAAATAATGCTTCACTTTTGCTGCTGACGGATGATCAAGGACGGGCGAGCGTTCAAAGGTGCCCGCCGATCAGCCCCAGTGGATCCTCGATGCCCGGCGGCAGATCGGCCTACGCATCCGTGACGCCCGCCTCTACGCCGACCTCACCCAAGAAGCCCTCGCCCACGACACGGGAATCGACCGGTCGACGATCCAGCGCATCGAAGGCGGGGCGGACATTAAGGTCAGCCAGCTGCTACTCATCGCCAGCCACCTCCGCGTCCACCCGCGCGACCTCATCGGGTGAGCTCGCCACTATCGGTTACCCATTCTTGCCGTGAGCAACAGTTGCAGGGCCAATCTTGTGCGTGACGTGACCACAGCGCTACCCCCTGCGGTGTGCGTATTTACGCTGGGCACAATTACGCCACCTTTCGGGGGGCCCCGAAGCACTGGCAGCAGCAAGCCCCGCCGTCCGGTGCATCAGCCGGATGGCGGGGCCAGAGCAATCCCACACTTGTCTCGGTGGGATCGATACATCCACGGTAGCGGGCGCCGCTGACAGTGCCGGGCGGCTACGGCCAGGCTGCCAGTTGCTGACCGTCGGTCTCGTCGGTCAGGGTGATGCGCGCCCCGTCGGTGCTGCCGTAGTCGCCGATCCAGCTCAGGTACTTGCGGTCGGCGGTGTCCCGGCTCTGCCACCAGCCGTGCATCGTGGGTCGGCCGTTGATGGCGAGGAGCAGGTGGTAGCGCTGCGGGTCGGGCTCGGGCATGCCCCAAGGATGGCAGGCGGCCTCGACAAGCGGGGGTCGTTACGTGTCAGCCTTCGCGCCCACCAGACCGTCGAGCCAGTCGTCGCCGTCTGTGAACTCTGGGCGTCGCTCGGACCAATAGGCGATGGCTTTCTCTAGGTCTGGGCGGTAGCACTCGTTCCAGCCAGGCTGCTTGGCCTGGTTGCGCCACGACTGGCGCACGTGTTCGTAGGATTCCCGGCTCAGGCTGTATCCGCTGGCGGAGTCGATGTCGTCGAGCGAGTTCCCTTGGGCCACGCAGAGAGCGATTCGGGCGTCCGCCATCGAAGTCTTGCGATCGGCGACCTGCTCGGGTGTCAGCTTCGCTCGCTCTTCTCGGTGAAGAGCAGTCGCCCGTATCCGAGCTGCCGCAATCCTGCGCAGGACGCGGTCTTCAGGCTGCGACCCGGATCGGTGGGGTCGCTGCTGAGTGGGGACGGACGCGCGCGTGCTGCCGTAGTCGGACAGGTCACGGATGACGTCCGTCTGGCGACGAGCGGCGGTTGCGGCTATGGGAAGTTCGAGTTGGGTAGACATCGATTCTCCCTGCTCCAGGGTGGCTTGCCACCTCGATTATGGCGCACCGCTGGACGGGTGGCAAGCCACCTGAGATGATCCGCGCATGGCGAATCAGCACCGGCACCGACAGCGAGTCCTGCGCGGCATCAGCGACGAACTTGCCGACGACTTCGACAAGGCGGCACGGAACTCGGGCAGCGACCGCAGCACGGTCACGCGCGCCTTCTGGGAGTGGTTCGTCGGCCGCCCCGGTGCGGAGCTTCCTGAAAGGCCCGACCCGAATCCGGCCGACTAGACTCGAACATGTGTCCGACCTGCCGCCCGACCTCCCCCGCCTCCGCACGTTGGAGACGTACCTTCGGCTGCAGCTGGCCAGGGTCGAGCAGCAGATCCGGCACCTCGAGGACCAGGCCCGCACCCAGACGCCGAGCCCCGCCCCGGTGCCGCCGGCGTGGCTGGCCGAGTACGACATCAGCGCCCAGCACCGCCTCTTCCAGATCCATACCGGGGACTGCCGCATGGCCGGGCATCGGGTGAAGCCCATCGACGAGGACGAAGCCAGGCGTGGCGTGGTCGAGGCGGGGGCGTGCCAGTTCTGCCGGCCCGACACCGCGCTCGGGGTGCTGGACTAGGACGCGCGCGGCTTCCGGCCAGCAGTCTTCTTTGTTGCAGCCTTCTTCGCGGGCGTCTTCTTGGCCGTCTTCTTGGCCGCGGTCTTCTTCGGCTTGGGCATGTCGTGGACCGTCGCGTGCTCACCCTCGCCGCGGGACTCCCGCGCCTTCGCCACCGACTCGTTCAGCGCGGCCATCAGGTCGACGACCTGCCCGGCCGGCTCCGGCGCCTCGGCGGCCGGCATCGCCTTGCCCTCCGCCTTGGCGGCGATGACCTGCTCGAGCGCCTCACGGTATTCGTCGTGGTAGTCGGACAGGTCGTCCTGGCCCATGGCGTCCATGAGGGCGAGCGCCCCATCGACCTCGGAGTCGCCGATCTCAACCGGCGGCGGGGCGAGCTCGGCGGGCGAACGGATCTCGTCGGGCCAGTGCATCGAGTGGAGGACAAGGGCGTCTTCCTTCACGCGCAGCAGGCCGAGGCGCTCGCGGCCGCGGAGGGCGAACTTCGCCACCGCCACCTTGCTCGAGCGCTCGAGGGCCTGGCGGAGCAGCTTGTACGGCTTCGCGGAGACCTGGCCGTCGGCCTCCAGGTAGTAGGAGTCGCCGATCCGGACGGGGTCGATCGACTCGGCCGGCACGAACGCGACGATGTCGATCGCCCGGGCGGTGGGCAGCGGCATGTCGGCAAGGTCCTCTTCGGTGACGGGGACCAGCGTGTCTTTCGATACCTCGTAGCCCTTGATGATCTCGTCGTCGCGGAGCTGCTGGCCGTCCAGCTCACAGACCTTTCGGTAGCGGATGCGGCCCATGTCCTCGAGGTGCACCTGCCGGAAGGAGATGGAGTGGTCCTCGGTGGCGTTGATGACCTTGATGGGGATGGTGACCAGGCCGAAGGTGATGGCGCCGGACCAGATGGGGCGGGGCATGGTGAACCTCCACGACGGCCCCGAGCATGGCCAGCCTACGACCGAGCGCTCCGTACAGCACACGCACCGACTCCTGCTCGACGACCCGATGTGGGTCGAGTGGCGCGGCGGCCGGGCACACCAGTGGGACGCGGCCTGAGCCCTACTCCACGGGCCGCTCGGGCTCCCCTTCTGTGAGCTGCCGGGCGTAGTTCTCCACGTAGAGGGCGGCCCATTCGACGCCGCGACGGAAGTCGGCCACATCGAGCGCTGCCTCGCTGCGGATGCGCTCCGCCAGCGCCAGGAGTTGGAGTTGCATCACCTCCCGCCCGACATCGACGGCTGCCTGCTGCAACTGCTCGGGAGGCTCCCAAGTGCTGTCGGCAGGCTTGGTCTTCCGGGACCAGATGGCCATCGGGCTCCTCGCGTCGGTGCGTAGGCATGCGCCTGCCCTCCCGTGGGGAGCCGGGAGGGGCGCGGCCCCGCCCGGACGTAGCACCCGCGGGCGAGGTCCGCACAGCATGCACCCGAACCAGCCACCAGGGAAGGGGCTGGCCGGAAAGCGAACAGCTGCAGCTAGTCGATGACCCATGGCAGCACGAAGATCACGATCACGAAGAAGGCGATCCAGAACGGTGCCAGCTTGTCGCTGCCGGGCTGCATGCTGGCCGGGCGCATCGGGTCCTGGTCCGGTCGGTAACGCGCGGAGGGTGTGTTGGCCAATCGTTCGGCTGCCATCCTCTCCTCTAGCTCTCGCCGCTTCTGCGGGTCCAAGGGCTGGTACCCCATGGCTCCCCCTCTCTAGTGCTCGCGGCGCAGGCCGGCCGCGGCGTTGTCGTCCCATTCATCGGCGAGCTGCATGTAGCCGAGCATGGCTTTGCTGCCTGGCGCCCAGCCTCCTTGGCGGGCGATGTTGACGGGGTCCTTGCCGTTCTTGCGGCCTTCGGTGGCGAGGCCGGAGCGGAGGCTGTGGCCGGTCCAGCGGATGGGTACGCCGGAGCGCTGGGCTACGCGGGCTACGGCGGTGGTGACGGAGTCGGGTGCCATGGGGCCGCCGATGTGGCCCCAGCGGTCAATGCGCGGGAAGGCGGCGGCGGTGGGGTTGGTGCGGCCGTAGGCGTCGAGCCAGCGCTGCCAGGCGCGGGCTGCGCAGATCTCCGGTTCGTCGTTGTTGTACGGGATGGCGACTGTGCGGACGGAGCGCTTCGTCTTCCCGGTGACGACGGCGACCTTGATGCCGCGGGCGTGGAGGGTGATGTCGGCGAGGAGGAGGCCGGAGACTTCGGAGGCGCGGGATGCGAAGTGGAAGCCCGTGAGGATGAGGGCGAGGTCGCGGCGGCCGGTGAGGGTGTCGTCGCATGCGGCTGCGATGCGGTGCAGGTTGTCGAGGTCGGCGGCCGGCGCCTTGCCTCGCCCGCGGCGTTCGCCGTTCTTGGCCAGTTGGGTGGCGATGGCTTCGAGGCGGGCGCGTGCTTCGGAGTGGGCGTCCTTCGACGCGGGGTGGCCGCGTTCGCGGAGGCCGACGATGGCGGCGGTGAGGTGGGAGTGTGCTGACGTGGGGGCGTAGCCGCGGGTGCCGTCTCGTCCGGGTGTTGCGCGTCCGCGGTCGAGGAGCCAGGCGACGTAGGCGACGAGCGCGCCGCGGGAGCCTACGAGTTCCGGGAGTCCGTTCTCCGTGCAGAACCGCTGCCACACCTTCCAGCCCTTGCTGTAGGTGTCGGTCGTGTTCGGCGGGACCGTGGCCTGCTTGATGGCGTCGGCGAAGTCTTCGGCGGCGGCGAGGCGTTCGGCTGCTGCTTCGCCGTGGCGGGCTGCCCAGGCGTCGCGGATCTCTGCCGGGACTCGGCTGACTGTTTCTACGGTTCCGTCCACTGGTCTCCTTGATGCCTCGTCAACACCCTTTTGTCGGTCGGGATATGAAGAGTGTATCCCGAGTGATACCCCCGAGTGGGGGACACGACGAAGCGCCCCCCACCCCAGAGCAGGAGGCGCATGACGGGCCGGCTTACGCGAGGTCAGGATCCATCGATGGGGAACCGCGTACAGGTCGGGTCGTCGAGGCAGTCCTGCATCTCGTCGCGGTTCTCCTGGTTCGACTGCTGCAGGCCCTCCATGTACCGGTCGGTCCACTCGTCTTCGGGAAGCCCCTTGCACGCCTCCGGCTCCGGGTCGCTGTCGGTCTCCGGGTTGAAGTCGTCCGGCCGGGCACCGATCGTGGCGGCCCACGCCTCCACGCAGGCCGCTCGGGCCTCCTCGGCCGACAGCTTCGGCGACTCGGTGACCGTCGCGGTCACCGTCTCCTTCGGTTCTGCCTCTCCCCCGCCGCTCGAGCAGCCAGCGAGCCCGGCCGTGAGGAGCAGGGCGAGGATGGTGGTGCGGGTGCGCATAGTCCCCCCAAGGACGTGCGAATGGTGGGTCGCATCATCCGCCCTGTGAAGACGGCGCGCAGCCGCTGTGACGGAATCGTGGCTTCACGGGTACTGACGGCGGGACGGATCCAAGCCCAACACGGACGGCGCCGGGTCCGGCTGGGACTGCGATCCGTCGCGCCGACAGACGAGCGCATCCGGGTCATCCGGCGGGGGTTGGAGGCTGTAGCCGTCGGGGCAGGTCTGCCCGTCGCGGCCGTCTGTACCGTCGGCGCCGTCTTTGCCGTCCGCCCCGGGCGGACCCGCGGGTCCGGCTGGTCCTGCGGGTCCGGGTTCGCCCTGCGGGCCGGGCGGGCCTGCTGGCCCGGCTTCACCCGCGGCACCCTCCTGGCCCGGGGCGCCGGTCTCGCCGACACCGTCCGTGCCGGGAGTTCCCGATGGGCCTACCGGTCCGGTCGGTCCGATGGGTCCGGGCGGGCCACTCGGCCCGGTGTCGCCCGGCGCGCCAGGCGGACCAGTCGGTCCGATGCTTCCCTTGCCCGGTTCGCCACGGGATCCCGGCGGTCCGGCGACCGGCTGCTCCCCCAGCTGCTGCACCTGCGCTGCCAGTTGATCCCTGGCCTCGTTCGCAGCACGTAGATCGCTGGCAAGGCCCTGCATCGTGATGACCAGGAACGCGAACCCGGCCAGACCTATGGCGACGGCAGCGGCGAACGCCAGGTCGCGGCGTCGCCGAAGCGAGTCGAGGTTCCTGTGTTGCCTCACGCCGCGGCTCCCTGCGTCTGTATGTACACGGTGAGCAGCAGCATCAGCACGGGGGCGATGATCGCGGTGAAAATGAGGCGCCGGTCGGCGGCCCGCCGGTCAGCGAGCCGCTGCGCCTCTTCGCGGCGGTCCCGCTCTTCCTGCTCGCGTGCGTCCTCTATGGACTTGACCCGCTCGACGATTACACGGAGGGCTTCGTCGCGTGCTACCTGCTCGAGCTGGTAGCGCTCCATGGAGACTTTGCTGTCGAGCCGTGAGCCGAGCTCGCGAAAATCTTCCTTGAGGTCGGTGCGGACGTCCTCGAGACGTCGCATCACCTCGCCGAGAGTCGGCTCATCGGGCATGGTGGCTCCTAGGCGGCGGTGGTCTTCGGCACTGCGGGGGCGACGGGTGTCACCTGGCCGCGGGTGATGAACATGAGGACGGCGAGGACAGCACCGTTGATGGCCGCAGTGGTGGTCGGTGCGACCTCGAACCCGAAGGCGCTTACGGCGCTGGCGCCGGTGGCGACGAGGGTGGTGAAGGCCTGCACTGCGATAGGCCGGGTGAGGGCCGCGGCTATCGCGCCGAGGACGGCTGAGGCACCGGCGACGAGCCAGCCAGCCTGCTCCTCGCTGAGGCCGACGTTGAAGGTGACGAGCAGTCCGAGGAACGCGGCGAGGGAGTTGAGCCAGAGGGCGGGTTCGCGTCCGAGGATGGTCTTCATGGGGTTCTCCGTTCTGTGGTGGCTACTCGGCGAGCCGAGCAGCCAGAGTGTCGGCAATGGCCTTTGCCAGCGCCGGGTGCGTGGCGACCGCCTGCGCAATCGCGGCGGTCTGCTCCGGTGTGACGCCTCCGAGGGCGAGATCCGTGGTCTGCTCGGCGGCCCGCTTGGCGTAGTTGGCCGCGTCGCGCTGAATCTGGAAGATGTCCCGCGGGTCGATGTCCTCGTTTGCCCAGGCAGCGACAGCGCGGCCTACCTCGGCGTGGATCGTGGCGACGATCCACTTCTTGTCGTCGGTGGTCAGGGCCACGTCGTCCTCCTCGGAGGGGATGGGTGCGGTGGTGCCAGGCGTCCAGCTGGCGGGGCGGGCGAGGCGCTCGTCGATGAGGCGGCGCAGCACGGGCGGGGACACATCGACACCACCGGTTCCGGTGCGGGGGTCGATCTTCCCGGGCTGCCACTCCTTGTGACCGATCACGCTGCGGGCGGTCCAGCCCTGCGCGGGCCCGCCGTAGGCGCGGAGGATCGCGGCCGACGCGCGCACGATCGCGTCCCGCTGTACGGTCGGCCACGGGTCCTTGCCGTCGCCGAGGTTGATGCACTCGAAGCCGTAGAAGTGGCGGTTGCCGTCGGTGTTGGCCTCGTTCGGGACGAGCAGCTGGTCGCGGTCGTAGTCCTCGTTCTGCACGGCGCGCAGTACGTCGTCGTCGCCGAGGCCGGCATGGTTGGCGCGGCCGTTGCTGATCAGGTAGACCGTGCCGTCCTTGGCGATCACGCCGTGACAGAGCGGGCCGGGCAGCGAGGAGTGCCCGTTGTAGCAGAGCTCGACCGAGGACATCGTGCCGGTCGTGACCGTGTGGTGGATCATCACGCCGTTGATGTCGCCGAACGTGCCTGCGGTGGCGGGGCGCCGGTGGGTACGCCAGTCGCGGTACTCGACGACCCGCAGGCCCTCGGCGCGTAGCGCGGCGAGCAGCTTGTCGGCGGTCAGAGCAGATACCATGAGTTTTCCTTACGCGGCTTCGTAGGTGCCGGTGATCCAGATCCGGTCGCCGGTCGCGAACGTCTGGGGGTTGGTGTTGCTGATCGCGGCGGCCAGTCCTTCGTTGCCGGTGTAGGCCTGCGCTGTAGTCGCGCTGCCGCCGGTGAAAGCGACGCCGAGGGAGTAGCCGGCCGAGCCGACGGACGAGTCACCGACGAAGCAGGTGCCGACCATGTCGGCGGTGGCTGCGGCCGCCACGGGGAGGGAGAACGAGTAGTTGCCGGTGCCCCACGTGGTAAGCGTTCCGCCGGTGAGCTTGATCGAGAAGTGAACGGTGTCGCCGATCACGCAATAGCGGCCGACGAGGGTGCCGTTGCCGATGGCGGGGGCCGTGCCGGAGGAGGTCCACGAGACGACGTAGTCCTGCCACTGGCCGACCATGTCCTCCAGGGTTTCTGCGTCGAGCGGCGATCCGGCGGCGGGCGGTGCGTAGGTCATGCGGGCTCTCCTTACAGGGGGATGGCGACGGGGGCGAAGAGCTGCACCGCAGCGCCTGCACTGTGGGATTTGGTGATGCCGTTGACGGAGCGGGTGACGGTGAACGCCTGCGGGGACGACGCGCCGGAGATGGCGGTGACGGTCATCCGCTCGCCGCCGACCGTGATGTCGAACGGCACATGCGCCGGATTGAGCGTCCACAGCGGGCCGCTGGTGGTGGTCACCGACAGGGCGGTCGCGCTGCTGGTGACGCCTGCCGCCAGCTCGGAGCCGCCCGTGTCGATCCGCGAAGCCGCTGCGCCGACCACAGCAGTGCGGTACGGACCCGCCGGGCTGGTCGTGAACGCGATCTCCCACCGGTATTGGTGCAGGATCTCCGTGTAGCCCTGCGCCATCAGCTCAATGGTGTCCGGCGGCAGCCACGTCGGGGGGTTGGTGATGTCGAGTCGTGAGCCGATGTCGACGCGCGCCACGTCATCGATCATGTGCGGGGCGCTCTGCAGAAGCACCGTCACGACCGGATACCGGGTCTCGTCCCAGGTGCCCATGTGGAGCATCCACGAGGCGTGCTGGGGCAGCTGGTCGTCGCTGTAGAGGGCGAGGGTGCTCTGCTCGCTGTAGATGCCGACACCGTCCGGAGGGGCCTGCACGGACAGCGGCCCGGTCTCCTGCACGGCGCGGGCCGAGGAGCCGCCCTGGCGCTGGACGGTGATGTCGTTGCGGAGGTAGCGATCGTCGTCGACCGGCTCGAGCGGGATGACCAAGCCGTCGCTTCCCTCGTAGTCGAGGGTGAGGTCTGCGGTCTGGTTGTAGAGCCGCCGCCGGTCCTGGAATGCGAGCGCGGTCTGGTCGCGCTCCTCGTACAGGATGCCGTGGTCTGCGTCCGCTGCCTCTTGCAGGAGGTCGAGGAAGCGGGCGGGACGCTGCGGCCCGACGAACACCTGCTGGTTCGTGTTGCCGTGAAGGAAGAAGCTGACCTCTTCCTCGGCGCAGAGTCGAAGCATGCGGAGACCTGCGGTCTCCCCTGTGAACCCGAGGTCGGCCTCGTTGTAGATGTTCTGGGTGTCGGAGAACACGGCCATGTGGCCGATGCTGATGCCGTCCATGGTGGTCTCGTAGCCGCCGAGCGGCGCGCCGACAGCGGTGACCCGGCCGATGATCGAGGACCCTCGGCTGTTGGTGTAGCTGGTGATGACGGTGTCGCCGCGCAGCCACTCGAGCGTGTACTGGACCGACGCGCCGAACGTCTGGGCGAACACCCGGAGCCGGTACCAACCGCCGACGGGGATGGCACCGCCGGGTAGTGCAGCCCACGTCCCGGTGTCGACGTACAGGCCGGCCGCGGCCCCGTCGAACTGGCCGAGCACCCGGAAGCCGGTGCTGCTCATGCCGATGGTCCAGGAGTCGATGGTGCCGGTCGTGCCGATGCGGATGAAGTCCTGGTAGGAGGCGTCGAAGGTCTCGGCGCGGTAGGCGAACTCGACGCACCACTGCGGGCCGGGGCTGGCCGCCGCCGGGACCCGGCCGTAGAACGTGGCCCGCGAACTGCCGGAGTCGCTGTCGAATGTGGGCAGCGGGGATGAGCCGTCCAGGGTGCTTTCGGCGGCGAAGTCCAGGCCGGTGCCCAGCAGCTGCGGACCGCCCGGCATCGCGGACGCCACCCGGGTGGCGCCGTCCTCGTCCTCGAACGGCCAGTAGGCGAGGAGTGTGGGCTCGGTGGGGATGGTGCGGCGCAGCGTGGACTTGAGCGGTGCCGCGCCCTGTCCGAGGCGGCGCAGGATTCCGGCCGCCTCCACCTCGACGTACACGTCCCGGCCGCCGGTGCTCCAGCGGACGGGCCATGCGGAGATCTCGCCGAGGAAACGGATCTTTCGGTTGGAGATTGACGCCGCGCCGTTGACGGTCCATGTGCGGCCTGCGGAGTCGGCGAAACTGGTGGTCCCCGTCGCCTGCGCGGTGAAGTCCGGGTTCGCGACCAGCGTGCCGCCGATGCCGTTCCGCAGCTGGAAAGCGTGGACCTGCCCGTCGAGGGGCTGGCCGCCGACAGTGGCGAGTGAACCGACCTCAAGGTTGGCCGTGCTGCTGAACACCGACGTGACACCAACGTTGACGACAGGGTCACCGAGCTGCGTCCATGTGCCGTCGATGGAGTCCGACGTGTAGAAGGTGGTGGTGCTCCCGCCTGATCCGTTGTTGACGTCGTGCGTGACCCTGAGCGCGATCCTGTTGGAGCGGGGGATCGGAAAGCCCTCCGTCGAGGTCACGTCGATCGAGCTGGCAAGGGTGCCGGCCGAGCTCCAGCGGAAGACGATGAACCCGTTGGACGTGGTCAGATACCAGGACCGTTGATCCCCGGACGTCAGGTACTTCCCGGCCAGTTCGTTCACGATGTTGGCGTCCTGAAGTGCGCCCGAGGTGAAGTCGATCCGGATGTCCAGGTCGCCGGTGATGTCCAGGCTGGCATGGTCCGGGGTCGTGGCCGAGTCGCCACCCGCACCGGGCAGCATCAGGTACGAGGAGCCCGCGTCCACGCTGACCCTGACGGGGGTATTGCGGCCGATCGCCCCGTAGTAGGGGCTCCGGGGGTTCTTCGGCGAATACTTGCCCGTGCTGTTGTTGAGCGTGAACGTGCACGACGACGGGACGATCGCTTCCGTCTCAGCGGACCTGCCGCGGCGGATGCGGATCTCGTCCCGCTCGTACACGTCCGACGACACGTCGGTCCACGTTCCGTTGATGTCGAACTCCACCGTGATCGGCAGAATCGTTTCCGGAAAAGCCACTCACTTGCCCTTCTGTCCGAGCACTGCCTGCACGTTGCCGCCCCGGGCGCGGATCTCCTTACTCAGGGGATCGATGAGGACCTGGCCGATGTACCGGTCGGCGATGCTGAGGTTGATCACGATCGGACGGTTGTCGCCCCCGCCAGTGGTGAGCATCCGACGCGTGTCGGGGTTGGAGCGCACTGTGCTGCCGGGGGCGAGGTTGACCAGCTCCGGGCCTTGCTCGCCGACCAGCGTCATCCGCGACCGGGGGCCGCCGCCGGCCGCGCCGATGATGCCGCCGTGGGCGTAGCCGAGTTCGGTTCCGTGCGAGCCTTCGCGGCGCGCCTGGAGGTGGGTGACGACGTAGGTGTGCGACGTCTTGCCGTTGATGGCGTCGAGTTCACGGCGGGCCTTGGCGATTGCCTGCTCGAGCTGGTAGATGTCCGCGCGGACCTTCGCCTTGCGGGAGTCCGGGACGGACTTCAGGCGGGCCTTGGCGCGGTCCAGTTTCGACTGAAGATCTTCCATGTTGCCGCGCAGGCGCGCGGTCTTGTCCGGCGTGCGGAGGATCTGGTCAGCGAGGCTCTTGGCCTTGCCCTTGGTGTCCTCCATCTGGCCACCGGCCTTGAGCAGGGCAGCCCGGCCCCGGTCGTAGATGGCGTTGACCTCTTCCCAGGAGGCGCCGTTCTCGCGGGCGGACTCGGCCGCCTTGATCGTGGTCGCCGCGATGTCGTCCAGCGCCTGGTTGTTGGCCCTGCCCTTCTCGGTGTTCTCGTCGAGAGTGCGGCCGTTCTCCTTCAGCGCCTCGTCGGCAGCGTCGATTGCGGCCTCCATGCCGCGGATCCCGCCACGGGCAATCAGCACGGCATTTGACAGGGCGTTGATGGACTGGGCGAGACCGTCCGCCGACGCCTTCTGCCCGGCGAGCTTCTCCTGCGCGCTGCTCGCCTGCTGACCGAAGAGCCCCATGGCCTGGGCGGCGAGCTGCTCTTCGAACGCCAGGTCTTCGAGGGAGCCTTTGTAGGCGTCGAGCCGGGTGCGCAGCTCGTCCGTGGTGAGGCCCTTCTCCCGTGCCCGGGCGGCGAATTGCTCGAACGCGGCGGCGGCCTGCTCGGCGTTGCCGGACTTGACCAGGTTGGCGAGGCCCTGGTCGACGTCGTCGATGACGCCCTTCCAGCGCTTGACCGGGGTGGAGTCCTGGCCGAAGAAGTTGGTGAATCCTTGCTGGATCTGGTCCCACTGGTCCGGGCGGGCGAGGCCGCGAAGCGCCTCGTCGAACTCCTTGAAGTCCTTACCGACGGCCTTCAGCGCTTCACCGGACAGCTTCCCCGAATCGCCGAGCCGGGCCAGCGACGTGGACATCTTTTCCATGTCGATCGGCGCGCGCTTGCCCACGTTCATCAGCTCAGTGACAGCGACGACGAGCAGGCCGATACCGGTCGCGGCGAGAGCCAGCTTCGCGGTTCGCGACAGGGCCATGAACGCGGCCGACAGCTGCCCCACCCTGGTCGCGCCGGTGCCGGCTGCGGTGCGCATGGCGATGATCTGGGTGGTGATGGCTTGGATGCCGACGCCGACGGCGGCGAACCCGGCGGCGGCAATCTTGATGGCCTTGAAGGCGATGGCCACCTGGAGCAGCGTGCTGAGCAGCCCTGTGGGGAGAGCGGCAACAAGGTCCGTGAAGACGTTGATGACTTGGAGCATGCCGACGCCGACTTCGGATCCAGCGATGAGGAGCTTCGTCAGGGCCTGTGCCAGGTTGCTGAGGGTGTCGCCGACGAGGGGGCCCTGCGCCCTCGCGTAGTCCATGAACTCGCGCAGGTTGCCGCCGACCTCACCGGTGTTCATGGCACGCACCAGCTCGATCAGGCCGTTGTTCGCCTTCTGCAGGGCGCCGGTGGAGAAGTCGGCGAACGACTTCATGAACTGGTCGAACGCGCTGCTCTCGATGCCGCCGGCTGCGATCGTCATGAAGCGGTCCAGTTCCTGGCTGGCGCCCTTGACGACGGGTGTGAGCTTCGGGAAAAGGCCCCCCAAGGTCGCCATGCCCTTGGTGAGGACCGGCATCGTGTCACCGGCGAGCGAGGCGCTCCAGTCCTTGTACTCGTCCTTCAGTACCGACAGGGCGGCCGCGGCTTCGCGGGTCGCCGGGGGCAGTTTCTGCACCGATTGGAGGTACGCCTTCTCTGCCTGGACGGCTTCCTTCGACGACGCCCCGTGCTCCTCAACAGCGTCGGTGTACTTCTTCTCCGCGTCGGCCGCCTCGCCCATCGCGGCAACCTGAGGGCCGAGCGCTGCACCGAACGCGGCCACGGCTACACCGGCCGCCCCTAGGCCGGCAGCAAGCGGGGCTGCTGAGGCTGCGATGGGGATGAGCGCCGGGGCGAAGCTGAGAGCAGTCCCGGTTACCGATCCCAAGGACTTGTCCATGTCCTTCGCGCCGCGGGTGAGCCGGTTCAGGGAGTCGTTGACGGAGGTGATGCCGGCGCGTGTCTGGTCGCGGACGCGGACGACGATGCTCACGGGGTCGGCCATGGCTCACCTCCATCAACGTCGGTGTCGGGGGCGCCGAGCTTCTCGATTTGCAGGAGCCCGTACAGGGAGGCGTCCTCAGCAAGTAGCTGGCTGGGCAGGCAGTGGAAGCGCTCGCACAGACCGAGCACGGTGCGGGCGTAGATCAGCTCGCGAGGGGGCTCGACACGGTTTCCATGGGAATCGATGCCTCCAGGGACGGCTCGCCATCGGGCGATGGCCGCTCCAAAGGGGCCGACAGGCCGCCCTTCAAGGCGTTGATCCAGTGCGTGGCGAGCATCAGCATCAGCTCTTGGTCCTGGGCGTAGACCGCCTCGGGGGTTGCGGGCACCGGCTCGCCGGTCTCCTCGTCCTCGAGGTTCCACTCGATGAGAGACTCGGCGAACCTTTGCAGCTGGTCGCCGAGGGTGTTCTTGTCGACGGCGCCGATGCCCTGGATCTCGAGGAAGCCACCGAGGCTCATGCCCCGGAGTGACACCTCGAGGCCGTGGTACTCGTGGCCCTCCTCGAAGGCGATGTCGATGCGCTTCTTCTTGTGGCGGTAGCCGGCCATGGCGGGCCCCCCTTCTCGTAGTGGGTCAGGACCAGGTGGGGACGGTGCCGTCGGACAGGACGCCGGGCACGGCCCACGTGAGCTCGCCGGAGTCGGCGCGGGTGAGCGGGTAGTCGGTGAACAGGCACTCGTTGGCGAGGGTCTGGCCGCTCACGGTGAGGGTCACGGTCCGCGCGACGCTGGTCGACGGGACGGTCTTGAACACAGCGTGGCTCGCGCCGGCCGCGTCGTTGTAGACGCCGTTGAGCGTGATCGAGAAGTCGGCGAGCAGCAGGATGCGCTCCATCGCGGACTTGTCGATACCGGTCACGTCCTGCACCGCCCGCGGCGTGGCGAACTGGAGGTTGGTGACGTCGTTCTTGATGGCCTGGACGGACCCAGAGGCGTCATCGACGCTGCACGTGGTCCATCCGATGCCGCTCTCCTTGGCCATGGCTGGTCATCCCTTCTGCTGCTGGTCGGCGATGCGCTGCTGGTGCTCGCCGAAGTCTTCGACCCAGTCGATGGGGCGCTGGTGCTGCCGGGCGCGGCCAGTGGGGTTGCCGCGCCAGTCGCCGTCGCGGACCGCGTACAGCTCGGGCCGGGTCTTGTGCTCGGCGAAGCACCGTTGGTGGGCCTCGAACCGGAACACCGTGAGGCCGTCGCCCCGCTTCTGCTCGCGGAACGTGCGGCCGGCCTTGAGTCGGATGTAGGCGGCCTGGTCGCGGCCGAGGGGGGTGGTCTCGTCGATGACGGACTCCCAGCCGTGCATCCACGCCGGGCAGGCGACCTGCTCGCAGGCGGCCTTGACGAGGACGTCGGCGGGCTGGGTGATGCTGTACGTCTGGTAGGCGTGCACCGGGTGCAGGGGGTCGATGCGGTTGATCGGTCTCACGGCTCCTCCTCTCAGAAGGTGGTGGCGACTTCGTTGCGGATGACGGACACGGCGAACACGGCCTCGGTGAAAGTCCCGGTGGTGACGACGCGGAGGTAGCGTTCGATGGTCTGGCCGGCGGCGGTGGCGATCCGCTGGCTGGTGATGCCGGTCGCTGCGGTGAACGCGCCGCCGGTGACGTCGGCCCAGGCGTCCGCGCCGCCGTTGTCGCTGGACTCCTGGAGCTTCACCGTGACGCTGGTGCCGGTGAAGCTGAAGACGTGGAGGTAGGCCTGCAGCCCGAAGGCGGTGGAGCCGGTGCCGAAGTCGACGGACGCACCGTTCGTGGCGGTGGTGTCCGTGCGCTTCCCGGCGGTCATTGAGGTGCCCCACTCGACGCCGTACCCGTTGGCGAGGGCCTCGACGGCGAAGGTGAATGCGCCGTCGTCTCCGCGGGTGCCGTCGTAGTTGGCCTGCTTCGCGACCAGGTTCGCCGACTGGCCGCCGGCCGCCGTGCCCCGGAAGTAGGAAAAAATGGCGTCGCCGGTGGGCAGCGACGAGAGCCGCGGGTGGGCCTGCGCGGCGGCGGGGTTGAAGTAGCTGGTGAACTGGAGGCGTCCGTCGCGGATGCCGCCCTTGCGCTCGAAGGCCGACTTGTTGATGGCGGTGAAGTCCAAGGGGGCGGGGCCGCCGCCGACGTTGCCGAGGGCGCCGATGTCGCCGGACAGGTCGTAGCCCGCCACGTACAAGTTGTCGCCGAGGCCGCTCTGCTTGGCCATCAGGAGGCCTCCGTCCACACATCGTTGATGATCAGGGGCAGGGTGATGGCCGCGTGCCGGTACTCGGCGCCGTCGACAGTCACGTAGCCGAGCACGGCGCTGAGGCCTTCGCCTTCGGAGCCGATGAGGTCGACCGCGCGCACCAGGCCACCGAGAGTGAAGTCGCCGCAGTAGGCGGTGAACAGGGTGTCGATCGCGTTGAACATGACCTGGTCGATGTCGTCCGCGGGCTCCATCTGCATTGACGCGAAGAGCTCCACCCTGAGGACAACCCGGGCCGAGAGAGAGGCGAGGCCGGAGGAGCGAATGCCGCCGATCCGGTCACCGGTGATGGCGCAGGACAGGCCAGTGCCGGGCGGGTTCTTCGGGGCGTGCTGATTGACCTGGTCGAGGACTCCGACGCTCAGGGCGTGGGTGACGACCGCGTCGCGGATGTCGGCAGTAGCGAGGCTCATCGGAGCAGCCCCCTCGCCTGGTAGCGCTGGAGGAGCTGCATGGCAATCCGGTTCGCGTCACGGTCCACCAGGGGCTTGGTGCGGCGGAAGGTGGAGTAGCCGCGGAAGCGGGTGACCGGGTGGTTGCGGGAGCCGGTGCCCTCGAGCCACGGGCCGTAGACGACGCCCTGGTCCCACACCTCGTACCCGCCGCGTGCCCGGCGGACGGTGATCTTCGTGCGGTAGTAGGGGGTCTGCTTCTTCAGGACCTGGTTGAGGCGCCGGTCGACCAGGCGCTCGCCGTGCTCGGCGACGGCGTAGTTGAGGGCGTCGGAGTACTGGGAGGCAGCGCGCTGGAACCGGCCGTCACGGAACGGGCCCGTCCTGGTTGCGTTGACGCGGACCTGGAAGCCAGTCATCAGACCCCCCTGATGCGGGCCTTGCGGCCGACGGCGTCGTAGGTGGCCTGGCGCAGCGAGGCGAGCGCGCTGGTGTCCCGAGTGCGCTCTGAGGTGCTTTCTCCGGAGCGTCGCACGCGGGCGTAGCCGGCGTGCTCGTTGGTGAGGGTGCTGATCGCCTGGCCGATGACGAAGGTGCGCACGTCGCCGGGCGGGTTCCAGCGTTGAATGCTGGTGCCGCTGGCGTGGGTGGCCGCCGTGGTGCCGAGCGCTGCGCGTCGTACAGTCAGCGTCCGCGGGGCGTAGATGTTAGCGCCGGTGGTGTGGGCGGCGATGGTGCTGCCGTCCCAGGCGCGCTTGACGATCAGGTTGTTGCCTGCGATGTCGTCGATCCGCATCCGCTCGGCGTCAATGAGGATGACCTCGTCGACCGCGAAGCCGGACGCGTCGGCGACGGTGACGGTGACCGCGTTGTTTTGGATTGTGAGCCCGGCGCCGCCGAGATTCTGGCCGGTGTCGAGCATCGCCCGTGCGGTGACGATCATCCGTTCGGAGTCGACACGGAGGACGCTGCCGACGCCGACCTCTGCCGAGGTGTCTCCGTCGACGTCGACTGCGGTCTCGGACGCGTCGAGCGCTTCGGCGAGCAGGCCGACGGTGGTCTCGTCGTCGCGGTAGCCGTAGAGGCCGGTGATGGCGATCTCGCGCTGGTGGGTGTCGCCGCCGCCGAACGCCGCAGAACTGGAGAGGTCGATCTCAATGCGGTTGTACGGGGGGCCCGAGCGGTTGGGCTCGAGGAAGAAGTCGTCCGAGCTGATCGTCTCGCCGCCGCTGGTGATCGTAGTGACGGAGATGAGCTCGTTGTCATCGAGCCACAGCCGCCACGGCCGCGCGGTCTGGGTAGGCCAGTCGAAGTAGCGGGTCGCCGCGACCGGGAAGAAGCGGCGGTGACACAGCTTCTCAACGTCCCGCGATGCGGCCTCGATCGCACGGTCCACCTGCCGGTTCACGCGGGCGGTCTCCTTGAAGTCGAGCGCGCCCTTCACCTCCTCGCGGGTGGCGTACCAGATGCCGGCCGTCGAAGTGTTCGTCGCGACGGCGGTCGCCGGGGCGACGACGGTGACGGTCTCTGTCGCGGTAACCGCGTCGCCGTCGGACAGGCCAGACCACTGGACGAGGTATGCGCCAGCGGCGAGCACGGCGGCCGGGGTCCAGGTGTAGCCGTAGGAGCCGGTGCCGGGGTGGGTAACGCTTGTGGTGGTGGCGGTGAGCGCGGTCGCGCCGGTGCCGATGTTGGTGATGCTGATCGTGGGTGTGGCGTCGAGGTCGGTGAGGGTGCCACCGTCGAAGTCGAAGAACTGGGCGAGGAGCGGCAGGGCTTGGCCTGCAGTCACGGTGGTCATGCGGTGCTCCCGTCCGTGATGAGGCCGAGGGCGTCGAGCGCGGTCAGGAGCGACGCGAGGGCGGTGCCGTCGGCGCGGGAGCCAGTTACGGTTTGCTGTGCGACCGGTTCGGCGCCGTGGAAGCCGAGCTGGTTCGCGGCAGCGTCGATGGTGTGCACGGCCGCGGAGTCCGCCGTCTCCGTAAAGATCCACTTGCCGATGGCGTGCGCCAAGTGCACCCCGGCCTCAAGGCGCAGGTAGGCGTGCTGCGTCCCGTCGAATGCCGCGCCGGAGAAGACGGAGAACATCCAATCCGAGCCGGTGGCTTCGCAGTCAAGGCGGGAGCCGAGGGGCCGGAAGCGGTAGCCCTTGCCCGCGCCGAGCACGGAGAAGTTGGCGTCGTCGACGACGACCGCGCCGGTGAACGTGGCGCCCGTCAGCAGGGCTCGCAGGGCGAGTGCCGCGTTGACCCCGTCGATGAGGCCGTCGACATAGCCCTTGGACGCTGCGGCGAGCGCCGTGTCGGGGGCGGAGTCGGGCAGCACGAGCTCGCCGGTCATGGTGTCGCCCGCGACGTCGACCTTGCGTGCGTCGCCGGTGGTGCTGGTGTATCCGGTTGCGGTCATGCTGCCGTCCTCCCTTCTCTACTCGTCAGTGCTGGCCGAGGTGTCGGCCGTCTGGTCGCCATCCGTCGAAGGGGCAGTAGAGCTGCCCGTCGTGGCCTTCGCGGAGCGGCTCCCCGTCTTCGGGGCACGCTTGCGGGGGCTCGACTTGCTGGGCTCGGAGCTCGTCGGCGGCTTCGCGGAGGATGTCTCGGAGCTGCTCCCAGCTGATGGCGGCACCTCCTCGCCGGGGGCCGGTGCCGCCGCCCGGGGGGTTTCAGCGGCGACACCGGCGTTCGAGGGCCCGCCGTGGCGGGTGATCTTTGGCATGCTGTTGTCTCCTCGGTACGGATCGCGGCCCTGCTCCTCGCCGCGCTCCGACCCGCAGTGGGGGCACCGAGGTGCTCCCACCGCGTAGGCCGCAGTGCAGTCCAGGCAGATCCGCAGAGTCACAGCAGGTCGGCCAGCAGTTCAGGCGACCGCTGGTCCGTCAGGTCGTAGGTGATCGCGAGGACGCAGCCGAGCTTTCCGGCCGTCGCGCCGGCGTCCGTGCTGTTCACGGACACCCACTCGAAGCCGTCGGACAGGGACTTGGCGGACACCTCGATGACCGCGATGACCTGTGCTTCGCCCTCGTCGTCGCCGAGGTCGACCTCAGAGGCCGCGGTCTGCGTGTGCTTGACCCACTGCTCGTCGTTGTCGAGCGTCGTCTCCCGCTTCGAGAACCAACGGGTCACGACGTTGAGGTCCTGCGACGTGCCGGCCGAGGCGGCGTTGTGCTCCTGGACGTCCAGGTCGACGTCCTCGCCCGCCGTGCCGGCGTCCGCGAAGTACACGAACGCGACGCCCTGGCAGGCCTTGAGGTGGACGCGGTTGCCGGTGACGGCGCCGCCGGACAGGTCGACGGGCGCGATCCCCGATGCGATGTTGAAGAGCCTTCCGAGCGCTTCCATGATGTGTCTCCTCCAGAGCGCCGGTCAGGCGGCGAGCTTGACGATGGGGCTGAGGGTGTCGCCGCCGTTGGCGGGCGTGATCGCGGACTGCAGCCACGGACGACCGTCGACCCGCTCGATGATGCGGAAGGCGACCTCGTCGGTCTCGAAGTACCGCTCCTCCGACTGCTTGGCCTGCATCGCCTGCCGGTCACCGATCAGGTAGAACCCGAAGTCGATCAGCGACAGGTCGCCGGCCGAGCCGGACGCGGGGGCCTTCTCGGTGAAGACGACCGGCCGACCGAGGAGGGTCATGGGCGGGGCGCCGATGGCCTGCCCGTTGCTCATCCACATGGCCGGGGAGGCGATGCCGTCGGTGCCGCGGGTGAGGGCGAGCTGTGCGAGGGACGGGAAGGTGTCGATCGAGGCCACCCACACGGCGCGTGCCAGGGACTGCGGCAGCATCCGCGCGTACATGTTGATGACGTCGGCGAACTCGATGTCGTTGCCGGAGGCGGTGCGGCTGACGCTGATGGCGGCGTTGCCGTTGAGGACGCCGAGGGGCTTGCCGACTCCGTCGCCGGTGAGGAAGGCCGTGTCCTCAAAGAACGCGAGCGCCTCGGGGAACATCTGGTCGATCAGAGCCGAGAGGCTGACGAGGCTGTCGGCGAGCAGCTCGGAGGGGACCTTCGCGAAGGCGGTGAGCTTCTTCGCGTCGAGGACGATGCGGGAGAACCGTGCCTGCGACTCGGTGAGCTGGCCACCCTCCTCGGTCCAGTATCCGGCGATACCGCCGTACACGGAGCTGACGTTGCTGGTGGAGTCGACCGCCGGGAACGGGACGCGCAGCGACTCCATGGGGATGACGCGGGCGCGGGGGCGGACGATCGACGACTCGAGGGCGACGCGCAGGAGTTCGGAGCGCAGCGTCTCGGGGATGAGGAACCCACCGTCGGACGGCACGTCACTGGAGAAGTTGCGGAGCTTCTCCAGCTTCGCGGACATCTCCGGGCTGTCCTTGTCTGGGTTGGAGCGGTAGATCGCCTTGAAGAACTCGCCGGAGGTGTTGAACAGTCCGTCGACCTTGGCGCCGATCGCGTTCCGGTTGTAGAGGCCCTGCGACTGCTGCGCCTTGGCGACGTTGGCGTAGGGGTCCGCGACCTTCGGGTCCATGTTGGGGCGCTTGACGCCCTCGCCGCCGTTGTCCTTGAGGAAGGCAGCGAACTGCTTCTGCGTCTCCTCGGCGACGAGCCGGTTGAGGTCGGTGCCGTCGCCCTGCTGCTTCTGGGCGTAGGAGTCGATGAACGTGGTCAGGGCCTCGCCGCTGGCGAGGATGTCCTTGCACTTGGCCGGGTCGGCCAGCATTTCCGCGAGCTCCGTGGAGTTGCGCGGGACGGTGGGAGTTGCCACAGGTGCCTCCTTCAGGCGTCCGTCGCCGCGCTTGGCGACGCTGCGGGGATCAGATGTGCGGTCAGGGCGGCCCACGGGTCTGCAGGCTGCACGGTCAGATGGGCGGTGAGCGCCGCCCACGGATCGGGGGCGGGCTCGCTGGGCGCGGCCGGTTCCGGCGTAGGCGTGGGCTCGACTGCGGCTGGCTCAGCCACCGGCTGGAGATCCTCGACGGGGGCCTCAGTCGTGGTCGCCGTGTTGAGGACCGGCGCCGGCGCCTGCTCCCGGCCGGCGTGCCGGAACACGGACAGGTCCCAGGAAGCGGCGGGCTGCACGTTCGGCTCGGGTTCTGCCTGTCGGGCACGCTGGTCAACCTCGTCAGCAAGGCCCGCCTCGACGGCTTCGTCAGCGGAGTACCAGGTCTCCGCGAGCATCCGCTCGCGCCACTCCTCGACAGTGCCGCCCGCGCGTTCGGCGTAGACAGCAGCGATGTTGTTGGACTGCCGGTCGAGGAGGTCAGCCATGTCGCGCATGTCCTGCGCGTTGCCGATGGCGAGGCCAGAGCCGTCGTGGATCATCATCTGTGAATGGGGCTGCATGATGACCCGGTCACCGGCCAGCGCGATCACAGAGGCGATCGATGCGGCCAGGCCCGCGACCCGAACGGTCACTGCTGCGGGGTGGGAGCGCAGCGCGTTGTGGATTGCGATGCCCTCGAAAATCTCCCCACCGGGCGAGTTGAGGTTCACCGTGATCTCGGTGGCGGTGACCGCGGCGAGCTCACGCTGGAAGTCAGCGGCCGTCACACCCCAGTAGCCGATCTCATCGAAGATGTCGACGACGACCGAGCCTGCGTTGTTGGTGATGCGGTACCAGTCGCGGCCAGGCTGGAGGGAGGCCCGCGGACGCCCACCGCGAGCCCCCCTCTCCTCCCCACCCGGGCGCCCGTCACCGGCGCCGGCCGACAGGAAGGCAGCCCTCGCCGCTCCCGTCGGCACACTGTTGGTCAGCAGGCGGCGGGGCAGCGGGCCCAACGCCCGCGCCCTCGCTGCAGCTGTGTGGCGCAGTCTCATGACGCAGCCTCCCATCGGGCCGTGAATGTGCCGCGGCACCGGCTGCCGCCTTCGCATTGCTGGTAGCCGCCCGCTGCGTACAGGGCGCGGACGGTGTCGAGGTCGGTGTATTCGGTGCCGTCGATGGCTCGGCACGGGGGGCACGTGTTGCCGTCGAGCTTCTCCGTCGCGGTGTACACGGCGGCCGGGGTGGCTTCGACGACCGCGATGCGGCCCAGGTTTTGTGCGCGGTGGACGGCTGCGCCGAGCTGCTCGCGGCGGAACCTGTTCTTCAGGCCGCGGAGCTTCGTCTTGACGCTGTCGGCGACGCGGCGGCCGACCGCCCCAGGGGTGTACTGGCGCATGGCTTCGATGGCGGCCTGCCGGGCAAGGTCGTCGGCGAGGATCGCCGCGGTGGCCTGCGCGATGCCGAGGAGTTCGTCGCCGAACGCGATAGGGCCCCGGTTGAACAGGGCGGCGTTCACCGCCGGAACGGAGACGTTGACGCCCTGGTCGGCGGCTTCCGATGCCATCTGCTCAGCGGCGGTGGTGGCCATCTGGCCGAGGGCGCGGGCGAGGACGGAGACGCTGCGGTCGACTGGGGCGGTGATGCTGGCCAGCGCGGGGAGGTCTTCGTCGTCGATGGCTGCGGTGATGGCGTCGGTGAGCTGGTCGATCTGCTCGTCGGCTATGCCTTCCCACTCGGCCAGGAGCGCGTCGAGGGCCTGGGTGTATTGCTGCCGTACCTGCTCGAGCGCGTTCTCTTCGGTGCCGGTGAGGGCGAGGAGGGTGGAGCTGGCGGGAAGCCACGACGCGGCGGGCTTGGTCTGCTGTGGAACGGCGGCGGGAGTCGGGCTGGCGTGCCGCATGTCGGGGAGGCCGACGGCGGACAGGATGTCGTCCGGATCCCATCCCGCGCGGCGTAGGGCTTCGGCGGCGTTGGCGCGGGCGGTGAGCTGCGCCGCCTCGGTCTCGACGTCCGGAGGGACCGGGTCACAGTAGTCGAACTCGAGGCCCTTGGCCGTGGCCCCGAAGAGCGGCAGGAGGTCGTGGTTGAGCGCGGCTTTGATGCGCTCGAGGCGGGGCACGGTGAGCATCTCGGCGAACCAGGTCTTGGATGCTTCGGCGGTGGCCCTGTTGACGTCGGCGACCTCGCCGAGCGCGAAGGCGGGTATGCCGAACGCTTCCCGGATGACGTCCCGGGACACGCCGCGGAGTTCGGCGAACTGCATGTCCCGCTGGGTGAACTTCCTGTCGACCCACTTGCCGTGCTCGAGGATCGCCACCCTGTGCGCGTTCGCTACTCCCCTGTGCTGCTCGTTCCACCGCATGCGCAGCTGGTCGAAGTCCGGGTCCGACAGGGCGTTCGGAACTTCGATGATGCCGCCCGGTTCGGCGCTGTTGAGGAAGAAGTTGCGGTTCCACTCGGCGGAGTACTTGGTGGCATCGAGGTCGGACAGGATCGACTGCACCGGTCCCATCCCCCGATAGGGGTCCAGGGGGTTCGGCATCCGCAGCTGAATGACCTGGTCCAGGTCGAGGGCGATCTGCTGCCCGTCGGGCGACGTGTACATGTAGCCGGCCAGGAACGTCTCCGGGTCCGGCACGGGGGTGATTCGGTCGGGACGGACGGGCCACAGCTCGAGCGGGAGCTTGACCCGCTCGTGCTGGGCGATGACCCACCAGCCTTCGCCGGTGAGGTCGATGTGCTGCTGCGACGCTTCTACGAACTCCTGCCGTGGCATGAAGCCGTTGGGCTTCTGCCACAGGTCCAGGGCGGCGTGGCTCGTGACTTCGACGCGGTCTTCGGCGCGGCCGGACTTGGCCTTGCGGTAGAGCTTCCAGTCGACCTGCGACGTCGCGTTCGACGTGCGGTTGACGATGGAGAACAGGGTGCCGACGGAGCCCATGGCGGCCATCTGGGCGACGGCGTCTCGCCGGCCTGCGTAGCCGAAGGCGTGGCGGGCGGTGCGGGGGGCGAAGGGGACCGGGGTGCTGGTGGCGGTGCGGTTGAGGAGTGCGCCGAGGAGTGTCCTGGCCACGCGCACCTCCCACCCCGCACTAGTCCGGGTGGATCCGCCAGTTGATCGCGATGACCGCTAGTCCGGCAGTGATCCAGCCCGCAGGCCCGTAGACCCTATTGGCTCCTATAGACAAAAGAATAGCCGCATTCAAGTCGAGAAGGACAGGCATACAGGTCTTCAACTTCTGTGCCCACCTGCGGATTGGTACCTTGCGTGTGCTCACAGCCACCTCACCCTGGTTCGCCCTGCACTGTAGAAAGCCAACAAAAGCGCGTCGGCGTTGTCCGGTGACCTGCCCAAACGCTTGATGATCTCTTCCTTGGGTTCGACCTTGATGCGGCCCTTGGGGTCGACCTCCCACCTGGGCTCGAGGAGTTGGGCGATCGTGGTGTCGGCGTTGTCCATCTTGGCGAGGTCCCAGCCCTGCTCGGCGGACAGGCCGCGGCCGAGCTCCCACCACATCTCGGCGCGCAGGTTGACGAACTTGTCCGACCTGGACGCGGCGGAGGCGACGTTGACGCCGTGAATGTGTGCGGCGTGCTCGCCGCGGGAGGCAGCGTTGCGGAGTTCGCCGATGACGCCGAACCCGACACCAATCGAGTCGATCTTCACGGCGGTTGCGCCGGTCTCCCGGATCGCCTGCAGCACAAGCGGTGCGATCTTCTCCGGCCGGTCTGTGTGCGCCCGCCATTCCCTGCCCGCTAGCCGGCCGCGGCGCTCCCGGATGACGGTCTCGTCGCCGCCGCCACCGACGTCGACACCGAGCTCGACCGGTTCGAGGAGGTGCGCCTTCGGTGCGCCTTCCACCGGCATGCGACAGTTCGCCACATCCGACGCCCGCACTACTTGGTTGGGGGCGTCCGCGCTGAACTCCCCCAGCACCTTGGAGCGGTAGATGGGGTTGTCCTCGCCCCACTCGGCGGCCTTCTCCTCGACCCATTCGCGGCCGACGAGGGAGACGGCCATCTCCTCGGGGATGTCCTCGCCGGTCAGGTTCGGGGAGTCGAAGGCGCTGATGCTGATCTGATGCCAGCTCGAGCCGGGGGCGCACACCTTACGGAAGTGGGAGGCCGGGTTGTCGGGGTTGCCGATGGCGAGGATGCGACAGTCGGGGCCGGTGGCGAGGGCGTCGGCGGCGACCCACAGCTGTTCGGGGATGCCGCACGCCTCATCGAGGACGACGAGGACGTAGCGGGCGTGGATCCCCTGGAAGCCAGACTCGTCATGGTCAGCGGGCTTACGGCCGTAGCCGACCAGCTCGTCGTCCATCAGCCACTCGGTCTGGTTGACCCGGCCGGCGAGGTCACCGGCCTTGTGGTGCTTGCGGATGTACCGCCACAGGATCGCCCGCACCTGGGAGAACGTGGGCGCGGTGGAGACGACGAACGCGGTACCGGGCGGGTGGGTGTCGAGCCACCAGCAGACGACCAGGGCCGCGGTCCAGGACTTGCCGACGCCGTGCCCGGAGCGGACCGCGGTACGCCGGTGGTCGCGGACAGCGTGCAGGATTTCCCGCTGCTTCGACCACACGGTTTGCCGCAGCCGCTCTTGCACCCACTTCACGGGCTGGTCGGCGTAGCGTGCGGTGCGCTCCGCGAGGGAGGCTTGGTCGGCGCGGGCCTTCAGCTTGTCCCGCAGCAGCTTCAACTGCTTGGTGTCCCCGGCTTTGACGAGGGCTTGGACTTGGGCGCGGACATGGTCGAGGTCAGGTGCTGTCGCCATGTTCGCCCCCGAGTCGGTCGAGGATGGCGCCGATCTCCGCGCCGAGGTTCTCCGCGTCTACGGACACGCGGGAGGGGGCGTCGAGGCCCTCGAGCTTCCGGCGGGATTCGGAGATGCGGAGCAGCCGGTCGATGGCCTGCAGCACGGGCCCGTCGTCGGGGAGCGGCTTGCTCTCTCCTGTCTCGGGGTCGGGCAGGGAGATGACGCGCCCGTTGGAGACGGTGACGTGCTGCCGCTCCAGTACGGCCCAGGCGGCTTCGGAGAGCCGGTCGAGGCGTTCGCGTTCCATCGTCCGCAGCTCGTCGCCGGCTTCTTGGACGGTGTCCTTGAGTACCTTCTCGATCGCGCGGCGGGCGTTGGACTTGTCGCTGTAGCCGAGGTGGTCGGCGATCCGTTCGTAGGTCCAGCCTTGGGAGCGCAAGCGTGCGGCTTCGGCATCGCGTTGGGCGACGGTGAGGGTGCGCACGTACCGACCGTTGCCGCCGCGGGCGTCCTGGTTCGGGTTGGCCATCGTCGCCTCCTCTCTTTCAAGAGGATGCCACGCGGTGCATACAAGTGGCCCACCTCACCTGGTGTGGTAGGGCGGGCCAGTGTGGGCCAATGTCAGGCCGCGTCGGCGAGCAGGTGGCCGGTGTCGTCGGTGAGACACAGGCCGTTGAAGCCGTACAGGCCGAGTCGGTAGGTGCCGTCGGGGCGGCCTGCGGCGAGGTCGGCCATGTCGTTGAGCGTGGCGTGGGAGGTGCGGCGGAGGATCTCGCAGTGCTGGTCGTCGGCGCAGTCGGCGGGGTGGGTCCAGTCGACGTCGGTGCCGTCGCAGGTGATGACGAGCAGGTGCGGGGTGGTGTTCATTCGTCGCCTTCCGGGGCCGTGTTGCGGATGCAGTTGGGGTCGTGGCCGCAGGCGTTGCAGCAGGTGCCGCAGTCGCAGTTCGGCATGTGAGCTCCGGTTAGTCGTCGGGGTCGGGTGGGTCGTCGTCGTAGTCGCGGTCCCAGTAGGTGCGGTCGAGGCGGGCTTCTTCGGCGGGGGTGAGCTCCCAGGCGGCGTACTCGGTCTATGCGGCCTCCACGAGTGCGGCGCGGCTGATGCTGCGGGTGGCCTTGTAGGTGGTGAGCGCCTCGTACAGGGCCGGCTCGAGCGGGGAGTAGACGTGGACGTGGATCCAGCGGCCGGTGGTGCGGTGCTGGGTCCAGACCTTGATGGCGGCGGCGCCCTGGTTCGCCTGGCGGTAGGCCTTGGCGACGTGGCGGCCGTACCAGGAGCGCTGTCCGTCGGGGAGGTCGGCGCCGAGGCGGTCGAGGAGGTCGCCGGTGCGGATGAGTCGGCCTTGGTCGACGTGGAGGGCGACGATGCCGGAGAGGGTGCGGTAGGCGAGGGCCTTGGTGGTGTGGAGTGCGGCGGTGATGGCCTGGCGGGCGGTGCGGTGGCGACGGTTCATGGGTGGCCCCCTTGGGTGTGCTGCCTTGCGGTGTATCTCCATCATGAGGGCTACATGTAGCCCTGTCAATAGGGCTACGCGTAGGCATTCCCGTAGGCCGACACGCTGTGGGAGGATAGGGGGCATGCCCAGCTACCAGCCCCCCAAGGACGCAGCCGACCTGTTCGCCCGCTACAAGCGGCACTACGAAGCCGAACGCGACCTCAAGCCAGCCATGCGCGACCTGGCCGCCCGCGAACTCAAGGCCGGCGCCAGCGTCGGTCAGCTCGCCGAACTGACCGGCCTGACACCCGAGGTGTTCCGCCGCATCGCCCGCGCGGAGGGCGTCGAAAGGAAGCGGCCCCCCACGGTCGGGAAGCTGAAGCCCGAGACCAGGGAGCAGTCATGACTGCTGATCTGGTGGCGTTCCTGCGGGCACGCCTCGACGACGACGAGCAGACAGCCCACGCGGCCACTCTGGGCCCGTGGGAGTGGACCCCGGAGGAAGACGTGTGGGGGCATTGCGGGCCCGCTCTCATCCGCGCGGGCTTCGACGGAGAGGGCGACCGCGAGTTGGTCGAGGTTCTGTCCGGCTGGGGTCACGACGCGTGGGGCATGCACGTGAGCGACAACGATGCTGCGCACATCGCCCGCCATGACCCGGCCCGCGTCCTCGCCGACGTCGAAGCGAAGCGGCAGCTGCTCGACGACTACGAGCAAGTGATGGACACCCGCCGCGCGCATCCGAACGACCCCGCCTCTGCTGGCGCGCTCCTCGCGCTGCATAAGGCCATCAAACGCCTCGCCCTGCCCTACGCCGACCACCCCGACTACAAGGAGAGTGGAGCCCATGAAGAGTGGAAGGATCGAACTGACCCAGGAACGGTGGATGAAGCTCCGGACGGATCTCGACGAACGGCGTAAACAGATCCGCCGGGAACACCTCCACCTCCGCGTCGACCCCGTTCTCCCACCCGCGCCAGCGTGCCCCAAGTGCGGTGGTCCAGCAGACCACGTGATGTGGTCGGTCTTCGAGACGCTGGACGGCGAGGAGCTGCTGACGGACATCGATCCGTGCGGGCATCATTTCCGCACAGAGCTGCCGCTCCCGCCCACCATCGAAGTGAGCGAGGGTGGGGGCATTTTCGTTCGGCCGGACGAGCCCTGACTCATTCCCCACCCGACCCCCCTGCGGCAGACTGCCGTCATGGGGGTCTCCTACATGGTGCGCGGCCGGACGCGGGCTGAGTGCGAGCGGGCGCTCGATCAGCTGTGCCGGCTGTTGGGTGCGCGGCCGACTCTCCGGCCAACGGACCGGTGCGGCCACGGCTGGATCGCCCGCGCGGTTCCCACGACCACGGCCCCCGCCGTGGTGGGCGAGGGCCGCAGGTAGGGGCGGTCACTTGGTGCTGCGGATGCCGTACTGCTGACGGATTTCGGTGGGGGTGAGTGACCAGCTTTCGGGGCCGGTGGTCGGGTAGTAGACGGGTTCGCCGTGGCGGCCGGGGCCGGCGGTGGGTTCCCAGGTGTCACCGTTGCCGTCGGTGATCTGCTTGGGGAAGTTCGGCATGGCTGCTCCTTTCAGGGGTTGTTGGCGGCGGTGCCGAGGATGCGGATGACGGGCCCAGCGTTGGTCTGCTGGTCGTTCCACGACGGCACGGTTTCTGCATCGGCGAAGTGGGCTTGGATGGTGTCGAGGAGGTGGGCGCAGGCGTCGTCGGCCTGGCCCCGGTTGTGTGCGGCGGCTCGGATGGCTCCGACGGCGCAGACGGCGCCTTGCTCGTCACGGAGGCCGCCGCGGGCCCAGCCGCGTTCACGGATGATCTGGATGGCGCCGAGGTAGACGGCGGCGAGCGGGCTGGCCGGCTGGGCTTCGATCGCGGGCAGGATCGGGGCGGCCAGATCCCCAATCTCCAGCTCCACAACCGGCGAGTCGGGGAGGTGGGCGGTGTTCACATCGAACTGGAGCTGGGCCTGCTCGAGGCGGAGGGTCATGGCGGCGTCGGCGATGGCGAGCCGCGTGTCGAGGTCGACGGTGACCTCGACACGGGCCGGCGCGAGGGTGGGAGTCATCGGCGGGCGAACATTCCGCGCTTGGCCCGGTCGGCGACCTTCTTCGGGTCGGGGGCGGCGACCTGCGGGCCGGGGGTGGCGAGGTTGCGGACACCCTTTGGGGGGCTGGTGTAGACGGGCCCTTCGCGGAGGACGAGGCCTTCGACGGACAGCGAGCCGGAGATCATCCATCCGGGCATGAGCGGGTGCCGGTAGGAGACGGTGTACTCGGAGTACAGGTGGCTGTCTTCGTAGGGGGCGAGGTTGGTGGCGACCTCCTTGAGGACGTACAGCTTCTGGCCCTTGCGGACCTCTCGGTCGGCCCGCTTCGCGTCTCGCTTGGTGCGCTGGTACACGGTCATGATCTTCTCCTTCGAGTCGGGATGTTCTTCGCATATCGGTTGTGACTGGGCATGGCTGGGGTCGTGACTGTGCAGGTCAGGCTTGTGATGCGGGTCGTGATGGGTCGTGACGCCATAACGACCTCAGACCCGGAATCACGACCTCGTCACGAGGTGCGTCACGACCCTGACCTGCGGCGTCACAACGGCGTCACGACCTGCCTGGCGCCCTAAGGCCGGGTTTCGCCAGTGATCTGGCGGATGGTGTCGAGCTCATAGCCGCGGGCCCCGCCGGTGATCTGGCGAGTGGTCACGTCGACGTCAAGGCCCATCGCGTCGACGGCCTTCTTCAGCTCGCTGGCAAGGCGCTGGGCGGCTGCCCGACGGGCCTTTGTGTCGTCCGTGTCGAACAGTTGACGCCCCCAGGTTTCCGGGGCGACGCGTGCGAGGTACTCCCAGATCTCGACGGTGGACAGGAACTCGGCGTCGTCGGCGGCAGCGAACGCTCCGCGGGCCATGGTCACGATCCGCGGCAGGTCGGTGCGAAGCCTGTCGGCGTCAGTGGCACCGAAGTGGTCCAGTCCGGCTGCACGGAGGCTGTCAGCATCCACAACCGGGCGGCCGGCTGCGGCTCGCTCCTTGGCACGCTCGAGAGCAGCCTGGCCATCAAGAAACAGGAACTTGTGGATCAGCGGTTCGCGTGAACCGCAGCCCATGATGTAGGCCTTGCTCGCATCCCTCAGGTCTTCGCCGATCGCTTCGCCCTCCGCGGGGTGCAGTCGGTCGGGCCGCCAGCCGTTCGCGCCGGCGCCCTGCCCGAAGACCTGCTTGACGTCCTGGTGCCGAGACGGGCCGACGATCTTCAGGGCGATGCTGTCCGCGATAGCGGCGCCAATGCTGTCGGCGGTCGCCTCTTGGGCCGCGATGACGAGCTGTACGCGGGACTTGCGGCCGACGCGCAGAATCTTGACCGCGAGTTCCTTGGCCCGGTCGGACAGCTGCGGGTACTCGTCGAGGAACAGGACGATCGCCGGGCGCTCGGGAGACGGTTCCCAGTTCTCGCCCATGCCGAGCTCGGCGAACAGGGTCGGCCGGGCCTTCGCAATCTTCAGGGCCTGGTCGAGGATGGTCTCGATCTGGCCCATGTTGTCGTCGCCGATCGCCCGGACTCCGAGCGCGTGGGCGAGCGGGGCGAGGCCGTTTCCGCCGGGGTCGAGGTCTCCGACGAGGACGTCGTCGCAGGCGGTGAGCGTGTCGGCGAGGGTGCGCAGGATGACGGACTTGCCGCCGCCCGAGGAGGCGACGACGACCACGTGCACGCCGAGCAGCGATGCTTCGAACTGCTGTCCGTCCATGCGGTAGGCGACGACCTGCTTGTCCTTCATGCGACGGCTGTTCGGCTTCCGCTCAGGCGCCTGCGGCATGTTCGCGAACGGGTCGGTTTCGACGAGGCGGAGGATCACACGGCCGCGGGATGCCCGCTCTGGCTGGCACAGCAGCCCGTCCTCGGGAAGGTCGAGCGGCGTCTCCAGGTCGGGTGCCTTGGTGACGATGTCGGCCGGCTTGCCCTTGGAAAGCTGGACGGTGACCTCCCAGCCCCACGCGTGGTGCTTGTGGGCTTCGACTTTGGCGACGTGGATGCCTTCTGAGAGGAGGGCGCGGCGGACGCATTCGGCGGCTTCGGTGCGGGTGCGGGCGTCGGCGATGGGGAACGGCTCGCCGTCGGCGGCGCCGATCTCGATGACACCCGGATCGGTGGCGGCTTCGATGGCTGCGGGGCTTCCCTTGGTGGCGCCGTAGACGGCGGTCGCCATGCCGAGCGCGATCGAGGTCCACAGCCCGCCGGCGGCGACTCCGACGCTGGCGGGGGCGACGGTCGCGGTGGCGCCGACAGCGGTCTTGATGGCGTACCACTTGCGGTGCTGCTTGTAGGCGGACCGCAGGGCGAGGACGTTGGCCTTGGCCGCGGCCTGGGCGTCGAACGTCTTCGCTGCCTTCAGTTCGGCGCGGGCGGTGCGGATCATCTGCGGGTAGTCGTCGCGGTATCCGTCCCACCAGGTGCGGGCGAGCCGGCCGTAGCCGCGAAACGTCCAGCCGACGTACAGCCGGTTGTCGACAGCGTGCCGCTGGGCGGCCTGCAGTCGGGCGGCCGAGGACTCGATCCACGCCGGGCGGTCGGCCTCGCCCTGGTGCTTGACGACGACACCTTCGAGCGGCTCGGTGACGAGGCTGAGCGTCGGCCGCTCGACGGCCTGCTCGGTGTACGGGGCGGTAGTCACGGCAGTCTCCTCAGTGGTGGCCGTTGACGGCGGGGATGCGGCGGCCGGGGCGCTGCGCGACGGCAAGGTCACGAAGTTCGGCGGCGTCGACGAGACGGATGTGGAGCTTCTTCGAGATGGCGCGGGCGGACAGTTCGCGGCCCTTCACGGCGAGCTCGTCGGCGAGGTCGTGGACCTCGGGGAGACGCTCAGCGAGAGCTGCCTCTTTCGCCTTCTCGTCGGCAAGGTTCGAAGGTGCCTGCTTCCCAGACGGGAAGCGGGTTGTGCGGCCCTTGGGGCGCTTCGACACGGGGAGGGTTACGGCCCCGGTTTCGATGACCGGAGACGTGCCGGGAAGGGGGTCGGTGAGGCGCTCCAGGAGTGCGGCCCTCACGCTCTTCGCGTCCGCCTTCGGGAGCTCGAGCGCCTCGGCGAGCCGGGCCTGCGAGCGGGTTGCGACAGCGTGCAGCTCTGGGGTCATGCCGGGCTTCGCTGTCCCGTGCTTGATGGACCACGCGGCGGCGAACGCGTCCTCGAAGCTGAGCGTCCCGAACGGGGCCGCGGACACGAGACGGTCAGCAAGGTCGGCCACGTCGGTGTGGTGCTTGCGACGCTTCTTCTCATGCCGGGCGCGCGCCTTGGCGGTCGCGTCCTTCGGCTTCGCCACGTGACGTCCGGCCATCACCATGTGGAACAGGGCGACGGGAACGATCGAAGAAGCGGCCAGGATCGCGCCGAGCCACCACGCGGTCCCCAGACCGTGGGCGAAGTTGATGGACGCCGCGGCAGCGGTGAAGGTCCAGATCGCGATCCTGTACGGCCACACGGCCCGGCCGGCCTTGAGGGCTTTCACTTCGCCGGCGGTGGCTGCCCAGGCTCCGGCTTCGAGCATGAACGCCAGCAGCGCGGCGAGACCGGCGAAGACTCCGGCGCCCATGAGGGCATCGAGCTGGAAGTAGAACGCGGGGATCATGCCCGCGACCATTACGGCGAGGGCGGCGGCCAGGTCGGTGTTGGTGGCGACCCAGTCGGTGCGCTGCTTCCATGCGGCCCTGCGCTCGCGCTTCTTGCGGCGCTGTTCGGCGTCGCGCGTGGCTTTGTCGTCGCGGCGCTGCGCGCGAAGGGCTTCCTGGGCCTTCAGCCTGCGGTCGAGGGCTGCGTCGGCGTCCTTGCGGTTCTCGGCTCGGTCGGCCGCGTTGTTGCGGCGGCGCTCTTCGGCCCAGCTGCTCACGGCGATCGGATCCTTTCCGGGTTAGGCGGGCTGGCGGTGGCGGGGGGCGGGGATGCGG